GATAATGTTAATGTATTTGTCCCGGTGAAAGGTTCGGTGTATGTATAGTTAACGATTTCTATATTTGATAAATTAGAAAAAATAGAACTTTCATTTCTATCTCCATTAGTTCCGAAGTCTATTTTAAAATTAGTTTTACCATCTACTATATTGCCTGATTGTTTACTGTTAGCAATCTTTAATTGGATACCCTCATCGATAACACCTATAACAGAAAGCGGATTGGTTGATAAAACTACATTTAAATTATTAAAATCAAATACTGAAATAGCATATGTACTTGTCGTTTCAACACCGCTTGTATTATAAAAATCTCTTCTTAAACTATAATCTTTAGCTTGATCTAATAAAAATTCAAAACTTATACTTTTAGATTTAAATGAATTATCGACAAAATATAAGCTTTTTTGTGAATACCTCGTTGTTGCAGATAATGTTGCACCGGAATAGAAAGGGTTACCGTTTATCGATAAGAAAGGATCACCTAATAATGAATTACCGTATAATCTACCATCTTCAGTAATTAATCCGTTACCTGTACCGGTATAATCAATTTGTGTTTCAAAAAATACAATATCATTATTAAAAGGGTCCAATGAAGGTATATCTGGCGGTAATGGTGTACCAAATGAACCTATTACAGTTCTACTACCTCTGGTTGAGTTGTATAAACTTCTTGATCGTTTTAAATCGTTAAATGTTGGAGGGTTAGGCATTTTATTATATTTATACGCTTATTTTTAAATCTGTACCATCTCTCCAAACAACGCCAGGTACACCTGGATCTATCGTTGGTAAAGCTGCTGCACTTAGATATAATGTTTGAGCATGTAACATATTACCAGAAACAGTTGTTATATCTGAACCAAGTATTTGTGCATTACTATGATCTGATTTTATATTATTCGAACACCCACCGGCAATAAAACTAAATGATGCAGATAAATTATTATTACAACCACCGACAATAGATGAAAAACTACTATCATTCAATAAAGGTTGTGTACGAATATTATTTTTAGCTCCTCCTAAAATATTACTTCCACTAATGTTAGAAAATATTGAATTTGAATATCCACCACCTATCAAACTATACGTACCGTTCATACGGTTAACCACACCACCGCCTATAAAATTGCAACTTGTGTTGCAATTTTCGTTAGGAAAATTATGTATTTCGTTTCCGCCAATTAAATTTGAATAACCACCTGCTATTATATTAAATTTAAAATCAGCTGATAGTTGGTACCCTGGGCCAACACCAATTGGGTTAAAAGTACCACCTATATTATTTTGCTTACCACCTGCAATATTATTACTTTCAAAACAATACATGCAACTACAGGTATTTCTTTCACTATCAGATTGTATAGTATTTGCAAATCCACCGTTGATAGATCCTCGTCTTATACCTTTTCCAATCTTATTATTTTCTCCACCATTTATAGTTGAAAAAAGACTATTTACACAAATATAATTACCCTGACCGCCTAAAATTGAACCAGCTCTAGAGTTTACTTTATTGGACTTACCACCAACAATCACAGAATCTATATTCATATTATGACCTATACCATCTGCACCAGACAATTGATTAAATCTACCACCACCAATAAAACCGTAACTTGAAGAAGATAAAAGATTTACAGTACCACCTACAATAGTTGAGTAATTTCCACCTGAAGTGCCTGAAACGCTACGAACTGTATTAAAAGCACCACCACCTATAAAACCACCTTTTACCCCGGAGTATATTTTATTATTAGTACCCCCAACTATAGTAGTATAGTTACCATTTACACTATTAACTAAACCACCACCTACAAAGCTATATTTAGCTTCTATATCTTCACCTGTTAATGGATTAGCAGATGTTCCAAATTTATAAATTTTATTTAAATACCCACCTACTATAGTATTATGGCATAAATCTTTAGTCATTGGTGGTATTCCTTTAAGAGAGTTACCTTTAGTACCTATTGAATTTTGGTTACCACCGACAATTATATTGCCTTGGTTATTGAAACTTGAATTTGCACTTGCGCAAGAGTTACCAGTTTCCATAAAATTACTTTTACCACCACCGATAAATGAAAATTTAAACCCTGAATTAACTACATTACCATTACCACCACCGATTGTATCAAGGCATGTGTTAGGACATGTATCATTACCAGAACCACCTCCTATAAAACCGCCTATTGAATATACAGTATTACCAGTACCACCACCTATAAAACCAAAATCAGCTGATAATACATTAACATAACCACCGCCTATAAAACTGCAGTTACCATAAACATCGTTACATTCACCACCGACAATACTACTATAGTTACAACCAGTACCAATATCATTGCATCGACCGTTAATGTTTTCTGTATCGCCTGTACCTCCTACAGCACTAACTGATACTTTATATGATGTACCATTTTGCACCACTGGCAATATTTCATTACCAGTTAAAGTTTGAGCAAAGCTAAGATCTGTTATTTTTACGTAAGCCATTTTATTAATTAGTTAAAGATATGTTTAAATTGTTACATTCTGTCTTAAAGAAATTTTCAAAATTATTATCATTTTTATTTAAAATAAATAAATTCTCCATATTATTGTTAGAATTAAATCTAATCATAATTCTATACACTTTTCTTTTATATTGATTATCCTGTAAAGATTTATGGTATTTTAAAAGTATATCGGAAATTACACTCTTTCCAATTTCTGATTGGGTTAAAAACCAAATAACATCATTAAAATCAGCTACAAGTAAATCAAATTCAACAGTTTTACCTAATACAGATATTTTTTTATATAAATTATTTTTACCGATTTCGCAAGGATTTAAACTTTCAATATATTTTTTATTGGTCTTAATCATTTATTATTATTTAATAATAATCGCCGTATACATCTGTATCATTTACTGACATATCGAAGACATCTTCTCTACTAATATTATCGATATCATACTCATCGTATTCAGCTTTCTTACCCTGTGATTCAGTATTTTCACCACCACTTAATCTACCACTAAATGAATCTTCAAATACTTGATAATTACCAGATAAACCTTCAAATCTTGTAGCAGCGTCACTATCATTAAAAGGTATATTAGGTTCAAAGCTATAATCTAGACGTTTAGCTTTAAGTAAGAAAACGTAATGACCACCTAACTGATTCATTTGAGCAATATCTTGGTCTAATTTTTCAGTTATTTCAAAATATTTACCCTGTCTTGAACTTGGCCTATCATTACCATATTCACTTAACTGGAATACATCACCAGCTTTAGGTTCAACAACATTATATTGTGTATCATAAACACCGCTTAAAGAGTAGAAAACATCACTGAATGTAGATATATGTATATAAGCTGTTATATCATCGTCACTTTCAAAACCAAACTTGGACAATGTAATCGCATTTTCATTCAAAGTTGCTGCTAAGATTAGCTTTCTTGGTTCAGCAAAGACTTTAGTAGGTTCTTCACCATAGAAATTATCAGCACTTAATACATTGTAAGTGTTAACAAAATAATCAACTTTTGTACCATATAAATTAATTTGTTCTCTCCACCAATTACTAAACAAAGTTCTTTCGTTTTCCTGAATTGATTTATCAGAAAATCTAAAACAAGTCTCGTCTGTTTGTACTAAACCTGGATACTCGCAACTATAATCTGGTTGACTCATCTTTCTATAACAAATTTATTTAATTTATCATCAAAATACAATTTAATACCAGTACTGCCTAATTTTTTAACTTCACCTTTAAATGGTACGACATTGTATTCCTTTCTAATATAATCTAAAGTAGGTGTATCACAAATCTGTTTACCATGTTTATTCCTTATTAATTCAATTTTTGGATTCTTAGAAGGGTCTTTTTTAACATAATCAGGTACTAAGTTAAGATGTTTTCTTTGATAATGTTTATCGTGGTCAGTGTAACCTCTTCTATGTCTATGATTGGTAAAAAAATTTGCAAAACTATCCATCAATTATATTTAAGCAAAAAAAAGCGCAACTAAAAGTTGCGCCTTATTTTTATAAACTTTCGATTTAATTATCGCCGAATAAATCAGCACCAACTGTTAATCCACCAACTTTATTATTTTTTGGATTACGTAAACCTGAATCTTTCTTATTTACTAAAGCGTGTCCTTCATCAGTACCTTCTGAATCGTCTTGTTTATTGATTTTACCAGAACCACCTTTGCCTTTTTTAGCTTTAGAACTTACTGTACCTTTTACAACATTTGATCCAGCAGAAACATTACTTAATTCATTACCTCTTTTAAGATTAACTTTAGCATGTCCAAGATCTTCTGCTTCTACTGCTTCATCAACAGTGTCTTCATCTTCATCTTCTTCATCTTCTGAAAATTGGTTTAAACCATCTTCTTCCATTTCTTCATAATCTTCTGCTTCAGCACCTTCATCGTCGCCTTCGTCTTCATCTTCACCGTCGATTTGTGCTAAAATTTCTTTTAATGCTTTAACATGTTCAGCTCCTAATGTAACAGTCACTTCTTCACCTGCTTCAACATCAACGTCACCGTCATTGTCTACATCAATACCAAGTGCCTCAAGTTCCTGTGATTCTCCATCACCCATTACGTTTTCGAAAAGTTTGTCAAAAGTTGATTTCATAAAATTATTTATACTCTCTTTTACCTTTTTCTCTATTTTTTTATCTTTTTTGTTATAATCTTCTGAAGAATACTCATTACTATTGTATAATTCGTCTTCTTTTTTAGCTTTTTTAGGGTCGATTATTTCTTTAACACCATCTGCATTACTTGGACCAGTGCTTTTTTCATCTTTAAAGCCTTTTTTGAGCTTATTTGCAGTTACAGGTGGCTTACCTGGTTTAGTGCCTTGTTTTTCAGCTGGTTTACCAGGAACGTTTTCTGATAACACGTTTTTATTATAGGTATCCCAAATTTCAGTTAGAGTATTTGCTCGAGTCATGTAAATATTTATAGTAAGATGGCTAAAGATAAACAAAATTACATGAATAACCCAAATCTACCTACAGTAGGTGCGGAATTCGAATACACTCCAAAGATGGTAAAAGATCTTAAAAAGTGTAAACAAAATATATTATACTTTGCAGAAAATTTCTTTTATATTATATCCTTAGACGAAGGTAAACAAACTATTAATCTTCATTCTTGTCAAAAAAGAGCATTAAGAAAAATGCGTGATAATAGATTCTTTGTTTTATTAGCTTCTAGACAGATAGGTAAAACAACGATGATGACAATATATGCGTTATGGGTTGCTTGCTTTAATGATGATCAGCGTATTCTTATCGTAGCTAATAAAGAAGGTACTGCATTAGAAATAATGAGCAGAATAAGAATGGCATATGAAGAATTACCTAATTGGTTAAAACCAGGCGTTAAAGAGTATGGTAAGACATCTATAGTATTAGCTAATGGTACAAAAATAGGTATATCCACTACAACAGGTACCGCAGCTCGTGGTCAGTCTGTTAACTGCTTAATATTAGATGAGCTTGCTTTTATTGAACCACATTTAGTAGATGACTTTTGGAAATCTGTATATCCTATCGTTTCATCATCTAAAAAATCTAAAATTTTTATAGCATCAACTGCTAATGGGACGGATAATCTGTTTTATAAATTATATGCTGGAGCTGAGCAAGGTGAAAATAGTTGGGCTTGTGATAAAATTTTATGGAATGAAATTCCTGGTAGAAATGAAAAATGGAAAAACGATACCATTGCTAGTATAGGTAGTCAAGAAGCATTTGAGCAAGAATTTAATTGCGAGTTTATATCTTCCGGTGAAAGTTCGGTTAATGAAGAATTATTCCAAAAACTTACTAGTAAAACGAGCGAACCTTTATTTGTATTTGATGAAGGTAAGTATCTTTTATGGGATGAACCAAAAGAAGATAGAATATATGTTGCTAGTGTTGATACTAGTGAAGGTCTGGGTAAAGACGCATCAGTTATACAAGTTTTAGACTATACGGATTTAACAAATATAAATCAGGTTGCTGTTTACCATAATAATGAGATTAGTCCTTACAACTTTACTGAAAAGGTTTATGAAGTTTTACAGCATTGGGGTAATCCATTGGTATGTATAGAAAGGAATAATAGCGGTAGTCAAGTAGTTGATATCCTTAAAAATACACACGACTATGAAAATATTGTTTCTTGGGGTGGTAAATTAGCAGGTAGAAATAAAAAACAATTAGGTGTTATATCTCACACTAATACCAAATATAAAGCAGTCACTAATATGAGATATTGGGTTAATGAATTAGAATCAGTCCAAATAAATGATAAACGAACTATTAAAGAGCTGAAAAACTATGTAAAAGCACCTAACGGTACATGGAATGCAAAGAAGGGATATCACGATGATTTAGTCACCTCACTGATGTGGAATTTAATTATACTGATTGATGAAGTAGTTGATATATATTTTGAAGTTACAAAGAAAGATACAAATAATAGACCTTTAGAGCTTCAGCAAATGGATTTTGGTATTAAATACTTTATGAACCCTACTTCTTTATATACAAATGAAAAGGCGGGTTTAACAAATACGTTACCTGTTATTATTGGTAATTCGAGTAATACAGATAGTGAAATAGAACAACTACATATGCAAGGATATAAATTATGGCAACCGTAAATCAATCACAATTTAATAAAAGTAGATTAGACAAGTTTTTACTTGTTATGAATCTACCCATACCATTAAGAGATATAAGTGTAAAAAATTTACAAAGTAGAGATAATGATGTAATAATCGAAGATAGTTTACAATTTTCTGTTTACGGTTCAGTTGTACCTGCAGTACAAGTGCCGTCTGAAGATTTGTATTATGGTGGTCAATCGTTTAAAGTTTCAAAACATACAAGACCTGTTTATGAAAACGTTACAGTTAATTTTACTGTAGATAATCAATTTAATAATTACTGGGTTTTATATAAATGGCTTGATATTTTAAATGATGAAAAAAATTCACAGTTTGATTCAAAAGATGTAACGAAAACAGCTGTAATTGACCCTATTTTGAGAAAAAGTCCTGACTCATTAAATCCACCAAAATTATATCAAACTGATATTACTTTATATGCAAAAGATGAATTTGATAAAAACATAGTCAAATTTACATACACTAAAGCATTTCCAGTTAATTTAGGTGGTATAGATTTCAATTATAGGCAGTCTGGTGAAATTGAAACGACTTTTGAATTTGCTTTCTCTCAATTACTCGTGGAGTTAGTATAATTTTTTACCGGGTAAATATAAATAATAATATATGGCTAGAACAATACAATCTCCCGGTGTAGAAATTAAAGAAATAGATCAGAGTTTAAGACCAGTATTACCAGCTGGTACAAACATTTTAGCTACTGGTTTTTCGGATAGAGGTCCTACAGATGAAGTTATTCAAGTAACGAGTCAAAGTGAATTTGAACAAATTTACGGTACTCCAAGAACGCCTGCTGAAAGGTATTTTTATCACACAGTTAGACCACTTTTCCAATCACCAGCTAATATTTTAACATATAGATTACCATATGGTGCTGATAGAGGTGTCGGTTTCGGTAATAATTATGGTACATTGGCATATACAGTTAGTGCATTTTACGTTGGTGATACAATTACTGGTAGTCTTTCATTTGGAGATCAGTTAAGCACTTTATCTCAATCCAACACAGGTGTATTATATGTTTTTGGTAAACCAACACACATTGAGCTATCGCAGGAGCAATATTTTGATATTTTACAAAAAAGAACGTTTGATTTCGAAGATACAAGTACAGCCACAATTGCATCAAGTGGAGATTTGAAAAATGCAGGTTTATTGGTACTTAATAAAGGTCAAACAACAATTGATGATAAGTATCAAGGTTTTTATGTTGGTGTGTTAGATAATACAAATCTTAACCCTGCAACAGACTTCGATGGTGTTTTAACTGTTGAAACAGTTGCAACATCAGCAACAACAAATAATTACTTAACATTGCCAGATTCAAGATTGAATTTCTCATTATCATCAATTTCTGATAATAATACAAGTACATTTGGTCAAGATGATGATAGTGTTTCTGAAGTTATGGAAAATCTAAGTCAATTTGATATTGATGGTAAAGATTTTGACGATACAGTTTCATTAGGGTTGTTCAGATTAAGACAATCACCATTCAGCCCAGATTCTATTAAACTTGATTTTGTATTAACAGAGAGTTATGTTGGTTCATTAGACTATCATAGACAAATACAAGCACAAGACGGTGGTGTTCCAAATAGTTTCTATTTAGATACAAGAGAAGATCAATCACCTAATATTTCAGTACTCACAAATAAATTTATTTCACGTGAGGAAGGTACAACTTGGTTAGGTATAGATGGTAACCCTCTTAACAAGACAAGATTTACATCGACTAAATTTATAGGAGATGGTGCGGAAAGTAATATTAAAACATTATCTGCACAGTATCATTACTTAACAAACCCAACTGCAGCAGATTTTGCAACATTATCATCAATTTTAGTTAATACAACAACTGATTTAGGTGCAGCAGATAGTTTATTTGCAGCTGGTGCTTATGAAAGTGGTAATCCAAGAAAGAAAGCACTCGGTTCAATACCGCAAAAATTAGATAGATTATTTGATACAGTAGAAAATATTGATCTATTTGATATTGATATAACTCTAGACGGTGGTTTAACTACTATTAATGCAATGAGAGAAGAACAAGGTGGTGATTTCTTTGATGACACTGCTTCAGTTTCAGCTTTCGATGGTTTTTATACAAGTGATATAGTTAATAATTTAACTGTTGATGCAAAAAGATTTAGAAGCAATTGGAATACAATATTCCAACGTTTTGGTGAGTTTGCTGAAAAACGTAGAAAAGATCACTTATTCATTGCTGATTTACCAAGACCGGTATTCGTTCAAGGTAGAAACTTCCAAACATTAGATGATCCAGAAAAGAATTTCTCATTAAATGTTCTTAAACCGATCCAAGCACATACAAGTATAGTTAATACAAGCTATGCAGCAACATATGCTAACTGGGTTAAGGTTTATGATTCATTTTTAGATGATCAGTTCTGGTCACCATTCTCAGGTTTTGCAGGAGCTGCAATGGCTAATACAGATGCAAATTTCCAACCATGGTTTGCACCGGCAGGATTTACAAGAGGTATTGTTACAGGTGTTAATGATTTAGCATTATACCCGAAACAAAAACAAAGAGATCAACTTTATAAGATCTCTACAAATCCAGTTGCGTTCTTCCCAGGCGAAGGTTTTGTAATATTCGGTCAAAAGACATTACTTAAAAAGCCAAGTGCGTTTGATAGAATTAATGTTAGAAGATTATTCTTGAATCTTGAAAAAGCAACAAGACAAACAGTTAAGTTCTTTATATTTGAACCTAATACATTATTAACAAGAACAAGGGTGTTAAATACAATTACACCGATTTTTGATAATGCTAAAAATACAGAAGGTTTATATGATTACTTACTAGTATGTGATGAAAGAAATAATACACCAACAGTAATTGATCAAAACGAACTAGTTGTTGATATCTACTTAAAGCCAGTTAGAGCTGCAGAGTTTATTTTAGTTAACTTTTATGCAACTAAAACAGGTACTGATTTCAATGAATTGGTTGGTTAAAATATAATTTAATATAAATATTTTTATGGCTGATTCAAAACTAACAGATTTACCTGAAATAACGACATTAAGTAACGATGATGTTTTGTATGTGGCAGATATTTCATTAAATGCGTCAAACAAAATTACTTATGGTAATTTGATTAATGATAAGTTTAATGCACTTAATAATAGTTATACATTAACTGCTGCTCAGATTACTGTTAATACAAATAATATTGCTACTTTACGATCTGATGTTGATACACTTATAAATTCATCTACCGGTGTTTCAGTTGATTTAGACGCTTTTGCTATTGCAGATGGGTCAAGATTTACATCATCATTCGATGTAAGTGAAAATTTAGGTATTAGCAATGGAGATGTATTGATATCATCTCTCGATATTGTTGGTGGGTTAAGCGGATTACAAATACAAGTTGCTCCAGTTTCGTCAAGTCATGTAAGATTTGATGCAATAAATACAACAGGTGGTTCACTAACTGTAACACCATCAGCAGTATTATTCATTAAAAAGTTTTCCGATGACATTACTTAAGTAGATTAAATAATTACATGGCAGATACAACACAGACAATCCAAGGTTTTTATACTCAAGCACAAGCAAAAGACTTTGCAAGAAATAATCTTTTCAGAGTGTTGAATATTAATTTTGGTACAGGTACAGATGTTAGTTTTACAGAAGAAGATTTAGTTTATGCAACTACTGCTACATTGCCTGGTAAAACTATTAATAATGTAGCGGTACCATATATGGGTCTAAATTTTAATGTACCAGGTACTGTTACTTATGATGGTAGTGATGGTTATTCGTTAACATTTAGATCTGATGAATCTCATAATTTGAGAGAAAAATTCTTACAAGTACAGCAAGATACATTCGACGATGCTGATAGCACTGGTAATTATTTCATGCCAACATCGGACGCCGTTATTGATTTAGTTTTACTCGACAAAGAACTTAACAGAGTAGCGCAATATCAATTAGTTGGTTGCTCTATTAGAAATGTTGGTCCTCAAGAATATGATTCAACCGGGACTGGCGATGTTGTTACATTCACTACAACAATAGCTTATCACTATTTTAGAAAAACGGGTTAATAATAATCTATATAACTTTTAAAGCTCTCTTTGGAGAGCTTTTTTTGTGTATAAATATATATAAATGCCAGGTATATTAGAATCAATTAACAGCGCAGTTCAAGGAATTGCAAACGCTACTAATAATTTTGTTGGTGGTACAGTTGCACAACCTGGTTTATCTTTATTAGGCACTAATTTACCAGGTGTACCATTAATTAGCTTTAGAGATCAATTTTTGGATAGTTTAGGTCAATGGACTAGTTCTATACCGTTAAATACTCAATTCATTATATTATTTGATAATTTTCCATTAGGTTTAACTAACAATATAATACAAAATTTAGAACCAATAGTTCAATCAACCGGTTTTGATATTAATTTACCTAAATCTATAACAACAAATCTTAAAAATCAGGGTATAGTAGGTTGTATTTTTGCTAACAGTTTTAATATTGGTAGTGATAGTTTAAATTATGGTAACGCTCCTATACCAAACAATAGAGGTTTTATACCAGGTACTATTTTGAAAGATAGAGGTGCTTTTTCTGAAAATCTTTTAAGAATCGGTTTAAGAGAAACAAACACTTCATTTACTGATTTTGTCATTAGACCTTGGGTGATAATGGCAAGTCATTTTGGTTATGTTGCAAGAGATTTATCTGATCCAGTTGAAAGGTTAAAAAACCCTAAATGTAATATAACTATAGTACAATATACAAGAAGTGCAAAAGGGTTATCTCAAATACCTAGAAAATCGTGGAGATTTTATAATTGTGTACCTGTTAATATTGACGCAAGAGACGCTACATATGAATCCGGTGAAGATGTAAAAACTTTTACCACCGAATGGGTATACGATAAATACGAAATAAGCAGTAATTTATATCTTAATATACCTGAGTTGTTAAAGACATTAAATCCATTCAAATTTTAATGAATAGTTATTATTATAATAATTACAGAATAACAGAGTTAAGTTATTTTGAATATAAAAATCTTGTAAAGAATTTATTTACAGAAGATCTTTATACAATTAACAAGGTCTTTGAAGATATATTGCAAAGTCAAGTTAATGTTAAATATCTATCTATTGAAAATAAATTTAAATGTTTGATATTTTTAAGATCATTAACTTTAGGTGAGGAGTTTAATTTATCATATAAAGAAAAAAACTATAATTTTAATGTTAATAATATTCTAGAAAATATTTTTTTAAATGAAGAAGAATATGATACTGAATTAATAGATTTAACTAAGAGTAATAAATTTTATATCAATGATACATTAAATGAATTGATAAACAATATAAAAGGTATTACTTTAAAAAACAAATATTACGACTTTACTGAATTTGCAAAAGAGCAGAAAAAAGAATTGCTTGATAACATTACCGATATTAATATAGTTGATGTAAGTAATAAAATGCTAGGTGATATATCTAACAATTATTTAAAAATTTTAGATTTAAAATTAAATTTACATAATGGAGATATATTAACATTTCTAAAAAATATTTTTTATAGTGATCTAAACAATCTATATGATTTAGAATATTTTTTAATAAAGAACTTAAATTTAAATACAAATGATTTCAAAAACTATTCATTAAGTGAATTGAAAATATTAATGAATAAAGTTATAGAAGAATATAAAGAGTCTAATAAAAACGATAATACTGGTATTCCCTTAAGTAGATAGTAAATAAATTTATGTCAGATAACAATTTCAGTGATATTTTAAATGAAGTAAAAAGCCTCAAAAAGGAAATTTCATTTTATTCACCGGTAAACGATAAAGAATTAAAAATATATCCCCTTAATCTTAATCAGCAAAAAAAGATTATAGAAAATTCTCTATCTTCCACCCTTTCATTACTATTTTTCAATAACTGTATTTTTGAAATTATTAAAGAGAATTATACTGGTGATTTAAAAGAGTTAGACACATTAGATAGGGTTAATATTTCACTATCTTTAAGGCAAAAAATTAGCAATACAATAAAGGAAGATGATAACGAATATTCTATTTCTGATATTATAAAGAATAATAAAAAGAAAATAGTTTTTGAATCTAAAGTTATCGAAACAGAAAATTTTAAATTTTATCTTAGAAAACCAAATCTAATAGTTGATAACAAAATAAACAATTTACTTATTAAAAAATATAAAGGTCAAAAAATAAGTGATGATAATGTTAATAACGTTATAAGTGATTTATATGCGTATGAATTAGTAAAATTTATTGAAAAAATCGAATTCAATGATAAAGAAATCGATGTATTATCGCAAATTAACAATTCTTTAAAATTATTAAACGAAATTGATTCAGATAATTTTAAAGAAGTTTTTGAATATATAAACAAACTAAGAGATTTAGAAAACGATTTAACTCTAATTCCAAATACAGAGATTAACGTTTCCATTACTCCAGATTTTTTCATAGTTCAGTAATTTAATTAAATATTATCGATGGCAGTCGATAATATAGGTGAAGCTTTACTACTTTTATCTAAAGTATCAGGTAAATTAAATGATAAAATAGATAATCTTGAAAAAACTATATCTAAAACCACGGGTGCTGTAGATGGTAAGCCTAAACGATTTATAGAAAAACCTAAACCTGTTATAGTTTCAGATTTTGGTAGAAAAGCTGAAAAAGACTTACAATTAGCTTTAAAACCAAGCGATGAAGAAGATAAAGATCCTGAGAAAAAATCAGGTTTCGGGTTTATAAAAAAATTAATCGGACCTGCTTTATTAGTTTTAGGGGGGTTAGCAGCTTTAGTTACCGGTTTAATGTCAGATGGTCCTTTGAAAGGGCTTTTAAATATTCTTTCAAAAACTGGTATTATAGGTGGTATTAAACTTTTTGAAAAGATGGCTAGTAAGCAAATTGGTAAATTTACTGCAATGTTTGCTAAAATATTACCAAAAAATTTATTTGATAATGTAATAAAATCAGCTAAAGGGTTTTTAGGTAATATAGGTAAGTTTTTATTAGCTCCATTTAAAAAACTCGTCGGAAAAGGAGGAGCTAAAGCTTTATTTGGAACTATTGGTAAATTGTTTACTAAAACCTTAACACCATTATTAAAAAGAATACCTGGTATAGGTTCTTTAATATCTTGGAGTTTTGCTGTTTCAAGATTTAAAAAGGGTGATGTTGTTGGTGGTTTGATTGATGTTGCGTCTGGTATTGCAACTTTATTCCCCGGTATTGGTACTGGTTTAAGTATAGGTTTAGATGTATTAAATGCATTTTTAGATATGAAAAAGGATCCAGAAGAGGTAAAACCTAAAGGTGAAGGGTTTGACTTAGGTAAATTCTT